ATTTTTACAACATCACAAGCACTTGTTATAATAGTAGCTGCACTTGCTGCAAGTCCATCTATATAGGCTGTAACTTTTGCTTTGTGATTTTTCAATGTATTAGCAATAGCCACTGCTGCAAATACACTTCCACCAGGTGAGTTAATATGTAGGTTTATATTTTCAACTTCCCCTAGATTTGCAATATCCTCTTTAAAAGTTTTATCGCAAATATCATCCCACCATTCATCAGAGCCAATAGTTCCGTATAAAATCATATCGGCACTATTTTCTTCTTCATTCTTCATTATGTTCCAAAACTTTGTCTTCATCTTTGGCATTTTCAATAATCACTCCTTTTTCATTTAATAATTTATACTCTTTTGCTAAGATTCTTACATTTTGTTCAAAGTCACCTCCATTCAATTCAACAGTTTCTTTTGTTCTAGTAGAAAAACCTTGTTGAACTCTTAATGTACTTGCTTTAACTTCTTTTAATGGGTCAAGTTGTCCTTGACTAGGTCCATTCCATTGAGCACCACTCCAAGCCTTAGTTAATAAAGGGTCTTCTTCATAATTTTTCATTTCTATTCTTCCTAACAGAAAAGCCTCTCTTAACCATTCCTCGTAAACTACTTGTGTAAAGTTACTAGCAAACCAATCTCTTCTTTTTCTAAACATTTTCCAAGCTTCTAATAAAGCAGCTCTACTTGCAGAATAACTCGCAGTAAAATGTTTAATTAATAATTCATAAGGAACTTCTAATGCTGCTCCTATTTGTCTTAAAATAGAAGTTACAAAAGGGTCAAATTGAGCGTTAGGTCTTCCAGGATTAGTAACATTTGCCTTTTCACCTGGATTCAATGCTTGAACTAAACCCGGAGTCAATTCAATAGTTTCATCATTATTACTATCAATTTGTTCACTGTCATCTAATACTTCATGGTCTGCTATATTAGCTCCCTGTGCATTATCCTTATCACTTTCAATAAATATTGCATACATTCCACTTACTACTGCTGCCATAAGTTCGGCATCAGTGTATCTATCTAATTGTTTTAAGGCTTCAATTACAGGAGATAAAATAGGTATACCCCTAACTTGTTCTGGTCTTTCAGCTAACATAATATGTAAAATATTTAGTTGTTCTTCTTTACCATAAACAGGAATGTAATCAGTTTCTACACTTCCAAAAGTATCTAATGGATGTTTTTTAGCAACATAATATCCAGTTATTCTATTATTACTATCAATTTTTACTCCTTCTATAACAGATTCATCATTTTGCATAATAAAAGGTGTTAGAATCCTATCTGGTTCAATTATTTGAAGTTTTAAGCTATATGGATTCTTAGCAGTAAGAAAATAATTAAATTTTACAAAACATTCACCATTCAAAAGTATAGTTAAAAACACTAAATCTTGGACTTGGTCAAAGTTTAATACCCCCATTTGTTCAATTTTGTTCTCTGACCATAGCTTAAATTCTTTTTCAATTTTTGTTTCTATTTTTTCTGCTTCTTCTTCACTAATTCCTAAAACTTCATAATCTATTGAAGACTTTAATTTTAAACCACTACCAATAACATTAGAGTTAATAGTTTTCATAACCCCCTGAGCAACAGGAGCTCCCATATACAAATCTCTTGACCTTTCAACTAGCTTTTTCCTATTTTTATAAATATCTTTTTTTACTCCTCCACCAGTTGAAATCCAACCTTTCATAGAACTTTTTGTAGTTGATGCTCCATGATTAGAGTAGCCTGTATTTATAATCTCTAATTTTTTCCTAGCTACTTCTCTTTTAAGAGCTTTTTCAGGACTAAAAAAAGCAATAGCTTTATCTAATATATTCATTTCTCACCTCCTCGCATAATAAAAAAAGAAGTATTTTATTTCTTACAAATCTCTTGGTATTGCTCTTCTACCTAACTTCCTTTTTCCATTGTTATTTAACTTTTCCAGCTCACTTTCCCAAAAAACTCTACCTTTTCTAATTTCAGATAAATCTTCTCTTTCAAGTTCTCTCGTCCCTATCTTATAACTCTTTCCAGATAATACTGCTAGCTCTGCTTTTCTATATGCCTCTATCATTTGCAAACAATCTTCTCTTGTATATGCCATTATAAGCTCACTCCTTTTGATAAAACTCTTCTTTTTTGAACTTTTGTAACCTTTTTTGTTGCTTCAACAGTATATTTTTTATTTAAGTTTGGATTTGCTATTTTTAATGCCGCATAAGCATAGTTTCTCAAATCCAAAGGCTCATTTCTTTTTGTTCCTATAACTTTCCATATAGTCTTTTTAACTCCTTTTTCCCATACAGTTGTCTTAACCTCAGATGTTAATCCTTTAAAATATACTTCATCATATCCCCTATCTATATTACTTGGAAAGTGCATATACATAGAACCAGGTTCATTTATTTTTAATCTAGCAAGTATTGTTTCTTTACCAGTATTTACTCCAAGTGTAAACAAAGATATCTGCATTCTATTTGTTCTTGATGGTTTAGATACAAAAGCTACCCCATCTCCGCCTTTCCCTTTTACTCCAAATACTCTTCTAAATTCTCTTGATTTTATATACTGATATGCTTCCTGAGTGTAATGCCCACCAGTATCTATACAAGTGCATAGAATTCTTATCTTTTCTCCATTGACATAGCTAAATTCAGTTTCTAAAAATCTATCTAATTGCTCCCATACATCATTTTGACCAGGTGAGCCTATAAACTGTTTGTAGTAAATGCCCCAAGATTCTTCTCCAAGTCCCCAGCCCACAACTTCAATTTCTAGCCTATCATCCTGTACATCTACACCAGCAGTTAAGACTTGAACTTGGTCAGGAATTTCAGCATTATACTCTTCTTTTCTTTTTGAAATATCCAAAAAGTCAATTTTTTCTACTTTTTCCTCCCAAGTTTGACCAAGACAAGTATTAGTAAATACTTTCATCATCTGCATATTACCTTTTGCTGCTTTGAATTTTTTTATAATTTCTGACCAGGTTGAAAAAGGGCTGTATAACTCCGAAATATGAAAACCTCTAACACTCCAATCCTCAATTTCTTCTTGTGATTGCCATATTCCATGAATCATATTTCTTTTCCACTCATGCTCAGAGGATATTTCTAAACAATCGGAACATTTATGCCCAACAGGTTCAAAAACTATATTTCTCCACTCTAATTTTTGAAAAGAACCACACTTAGGACAAGGTATATAAAATTCTTCTTTTGTTGAATTTTCATATTCTTTTTCTATTCTTGATTCCCCTTTGATTGTAGGGGTGCTTGTTATAACTATTTTCTTATTCCAGAAAGTTTTTGTTCTTTCTATTGCTAAATTTAAAGGATCACCCTCTCCTCCAACATCACTCTTAAATCTATCAACTTCATCTGCAAGTAATATCCTAAGTGGTCTGCTGGATAATTCTGCCGCTGAATTACTTCCAACAAGGGTTATGTATCCTCCAACAAATTCTTTTTGTAACTTTGTATCTCTCCCGTCAACTTTATTCAATATTTTATTTCTAAGTTGAGGCGTACTTTGTATCATATCGTCAAGCCTTGTACTAGAAAAATCTTCTGCTAAATCTTTTGTAGGTAACAAATACATTATTGGAGCAGGATCATAATCAGTATAATACCCAAAAACATTTAATAATATTTCTGTTTTTGATAACTGAGCTCCGTACATCATTACAATTTTACTTGTCTTTTTATCTGAGATAGCTTTCATTACTTCTCTTTGAAAAGGGACTCTATCTGTTTTCCATCTTCCAGGTTCCGCTGATGTCTTAGAACTTAAAATCCTATAAGTATCAGCCCAAGTATCAATAGATAACTTTGGAGGTGGCTTTAATGTTTGAAATATCTCAGTGAATAAATTAATTGTTTTTCTTAGGTTTTGATTTTCTGTTACCTCCTTTTCCTTTTTTTTCATTTTCTACCTCTTCTTCATCTTCAAATATTATATTTTTATTTTTAAATAGTTCAGGACTGTATTCACTTAACTCTAATAAGACATCTTCAATAGAACTTAAAACTATATCTTGAATATCTCCTAAATTATCACAACCAACAACAAGTGGAGCTATCTTATTAGGTACAGCTAACATTTTCCCTTTTAAGTTTGTTAGCATAACAGTCATAACTTTTTTAACAATTTCTGCCGAATGTAATTCATTTTTAAGTTCAGATATTTTTATTGTTTTTAATTCAATATCCTTAGCTATTTTTTCAGTTTCTTTTTTTAACTTAGCCTCTTTTAAATCTACATCTGCTGAACTAGATTCTCTTAAAAATTCTATAAAGCCTTTAATACTTTCAATCAACAAATATTTTCCTCTAGTTCCGCTTTTCTTAACAACTTCATCCTTTGCAAGCATACGGATATATCTATCTGTAACTCCAAAAATTTCTGCAAGTTCAGGACTACTAACCAAATTATCTTTTATGTTCATTTTTAACCCCTTTCGGAACGGAAATGAATAAATTTTTTCTTCATACTCAGATGAAGCTCGGGACTCGCAAGACCCGCATAACTTTTTTATATTCTGAAAGAACCTATTTTTTATTTTGGCGATTTTGGCGGAGAGTACAGGGCTCGAACCTGTAAATCCATAAAGATAACAGCTTAGCAGGCTGCTCACTTACCAATTAGTGTAACTCTCCATTCTGAGAAAGGCTTAACCTCTCTCTGTGCACTTAGAACCGAGTTTATGTTTATAGCCGATATAACTCTGAAAGTGGGCTTATAAATAAAAAATACTTCTGTAAAAGCCTTAGCTTGTTCACACGAACCACAGAAGTATTGATGCTATTATTAATGGAGAGTGTGGGTTCGAACCCACGAAACCTCTCGAGAACTCGCTTACCTGACTTGCATAACTCTCCGTATTAAATGGGACATATTGGATTTGCACCAATGACAATCAGGATTTAAACCTATGCTCTACTCACTGAGCTAATGCCCCATAAGATTAAGACTTTTTTAGAGTAGAGTCTTGAACTACTTTTGACATAAGGTAGGATTTATTTCCCATACACTGTTAACATGCTATCATATTAACACAGTATTTCTTACTTTTCAATCCCCGTTTTTTTACCACTTTTTTACCGATTTTTTATTTGAATTAAGTTCTTAACCCTAAAATGAAACTCTAAAACAGGGAATATTCTATCTCTTTTTTTATAAGCTGTCTTTGTAGCTATATTCATTTTTTCAGCTATAATATCATATTTAACTCTATCTCCTTTAAAATGGTTATCTAAAAACCCAACTT